CCCATATAATACTCTTTCCAGTTGCCTCATCCAAGATTCTTAGGAGTTCACTTAATTTAGGATTATGCTTAAAGCCATAATACTGACCTGAATCTGTTTTTAAAAATCCATTGCAGACTTGATGAAGTCTTAAAATTTCAGTGAGTTTATTAGCAAAGCTAACGGTATCATCTTCAATAACAGCTCGAGCTTTTTTTCTTAGATCATCATAAACACCTTGTTGTTCAATATTTAAATTAACTTGTCTTTGCACATAAACTTTAGGAGGAAGATCCAGGCATTCATCTTTAGTCACTCTAAAAGAAAATTCTTTCAACTTTCCCTCGAGTTCATCGAGATTAGTATAATACTTAGGCATTAAAATTTGACGTCCCCCCATTTGGATTTGCTGCATTACCGCATATCTAGCCCTGAAGGTGTAATACGACTCAAAGCCTAATAATTCTTTACTTAAGAAGCCACATTGTGTAAAAAGGTCTAATGGAGATTTTGTTACTGGCGATCCTGTTAATATGCGGCGGTATTTGGCTAATCGCCCTAATCGGCAAAGGTGTTTTGTTCTTATTGCTCCTGGGTTTTTTATTGTGGTCGATTCATCAAGAATCAAAAGGGTTTTAGCTCCATTCAAAGTTAATCTAGCCTCCAACCATTTCCAACCGGACCGATGCGACATGGCCTCAACATTAAATAAAAGATAGATTAAATCATCATTTTTTGAAGCTCGATCTAAATCTTTTGGTTTATCTAGTTTCCATACCCAGGTATAAGGCTTTATAGGAGAATGAGTTTTAATCTCCGATAACCAATTGCGATAAACGGAATTAGGCGCAATAACAATGACTTCTTTAATTTCCTTTTGTTGATAAAGATAGGTTGCATTATCGATAGCTACCTTGGTTTTACCAGTACCCATCTCCATAAAATAAGCAAAATTGTGAAGAAGCCCTCCCTTATTAAGAGCAGTGCGCTGATGCTCATAAGGCTTCGTCTTATATTCATACATCTACATCTTTTTAAACTTTTTTGTTGTAATCGTCAAAAGTTTAATTTATAAAACTAGAGGAGGTTCTTATGGACTTAGAAGCAGAATCGGCCATAACGGTCGACACTGCAGTGTCCTCGGACATTGCAACATCTTGCAATAAGTTATTGGAAACTCAGAAGCAGATAGCCAAGATCGACGAACAATTAAAAAAGTTCAAGGATACGGAAACTACTCTTTCTGAGCAAACTATTCCAAACTTAATGCAACAAGCCGGCGTCTCTTTAATTAAACTTAAAGACGGCTCCAGTGTAGAAATTAAACCTTTCTACGCAGCAAGGATTCCTTCTTCAAAAATCGAAGAAGCATTTGAATGGCTACGCATTAATGGTCATGGGGATCTTATTAAGAATAATGTTATGATAACTTTTCGACGCAAACAAGATAACGAAGCAAAGTCCTTGGTTGCAGAGTTAAGAGAGAAGGGTCATAATGTTAAACAAGCCGAAAAGGTAGAACCAATGACGTTGAAGGCATTTGTTAAAGAACAAATACAAGACGGTAAAGATGTTCCATCTGATTTATTCGGTGTTTACGTTGCTAACAAGACTAAAATAACCACGAAGGAGTAAACATGCCAAACGTGCAACAAAAATCTCAGGCTAAAGAGATTCAAAAAAAAGCAGCAAATCTGCCAGCATCCATTGACTTGGAAGAATCCGCTGGCCAAGGTCAAGAGAATGTAACAGCTCGTGATCTGAAACTTCCAATCCTTAAAATCTTGTACGCCAATTCACCGGTGCTTGATGAAAGCGATGGGAAGTATATGGCAAAAGCAAAAAAGGGTGACATTTACAATGAAGTCACTGGGTCCCTTTGGAAAGGTCCAGAAGGAATCACTGTCACTCCAGTTTTGTACATCAACACTTTTAATGAGTGGAAAGACAAGGGAGATAGCCCGGGAAGACCGATTAAGATTCATACGGATCCTTCCATTATGTCCGAAACAACTAGAGGTGATGACAACAAAGATAGATTAAAAAATGGAAACTATGTAGAAGACACAGGTAACCATTTTGTTTTTATCTTAGATAAGAATCTTGTTCCTCTGGAGCAGGCTCTTATTGCGATGAAGTCGACTCAAAAGAAGAAATCTAAAACCTGGAATTCTATGATGCAAACTAGAAGGATGGACGGGAAAGAGGGTTTCTTTCGACCACCAACGTGGGCGACAACTTATCATCTAACCACAACTAGGGAATCTAACTCCAAAAACCACTGGTATGGCTGGGTAGTAGAATTCGATCAGTATTTAACTCCTGCTACACATCCGAAGACTCTTGAAACAACCAGAGCCTTTTATCACAGTGCAATGAAGAGTGATATCTTTGGCAAGGTTGACTTCGGTCAAGACATAAATCAGGAAACTCAAAAACCAGCTGTACCCTTTTAATTTATGCTTAAAAGGCTATCAGATCTTTTTGAAGGTGATCCTGATAAGTTCATCACGACCTCGCTTACGGGCGAGGTCGATGAACGAGGAAAGCGTGAAGCTAAATACCTCACGATCCACGCACCTACCACAGACAAGATTTGGCAAGATCATATCGACGGCAAAACCAGAATAGGTATCCGTCCAGAAAATAATGATAAGGCTAAGTGGGGATGCATTGATGTTGATCCCACTACTTATAAAGATTATTCACAAAAAAAATATGTTGATATCATAAGAGAATACAAACTTCCCTTAATCCCAATTAAATCTAAATCCGGTGGTCTACATTTATTCCTGTTTTTAAAAGAATGGACTCCAGTAGAAAAATTACGTAAAAAACTCGATGAATGGAATAATACATTTTTTATGGCGAATGAAGTTTTTCCAATGAATAAAGCAGTATCAATGCCATACTACAACATGAATGCAACAATAGAATTTGCTTTCGACGATAGCTCAAATCCATTGATGATAGGATCTTTTCTAGACTTAGCAGATTCAAAAAGATTAACCCTAAAAGAATTATATGACTTAAAAACCAATGTGTATGAGCCAGAGACTGAATGGCAACACTATCCCCCATGTGTACAGAAACTTATACAAGAGCCTTGGGCCGGTAACAATAGAAATAACTTTCTCTTTAACGTTCTAGTTTTAGAAAATAAAAAAACAGAAGGTAATCTAGATATTAAAGCTCTTCAAGATATAGCGCTAGAGCGAAACAGACAATGTTTTATTAAACCTATGAAGGTAAGTGAGGCAAAAGCCATTGCTAAATCAGTTAAACTTCATGGTTATCATTTTAAATGTCCACCGAAACATAATGAATTAACTCCTATTTGTAATAAAGAATTGTGCAAAACAAGGAAGCTGGGAATTGGCCCACAAGTACCAGAAATGATAGATGAATTTGAAAATATATCTTATACTCGCGATACTAAAACTATTTATTTCAGCTTCACTTATAAAGGCCAACGAATCACGGTCCAACCTGAAGATATGAAAGATGAAAAATCTTGGAGAGTTAGATTTTTAAGATATGGAATTTTCTGGATGTCCCTACCTAAAACTAGAGCAGGTCCTTCCCCTTTTGAATTACTACTCAAAGAGATTACAGCTCGAGCTGTTGAAAATGAAAAAATGAAATTTACCGATACAGTTGATGAAGAAAAATATAATGTTCTTAAATCTTTTTTCGAGAAAACTTTGGAAGAAGATGATTTTGCTAAACTTAAGGACGGCTATGTTGTCTTAGATAGTAAAACTCAAATTTGTTATTTTAAAAGATCTACGTTGGAACATTATATTAAAAGCCACGCTACTAAAGTTTTTAATAACACCATGGATGCTCTTCATTACCTTGGCTGCGAACGCCATGAATACTATGAAGGAGAAAAAAATATTTGGTTTGTAACTATGCCAAAATTTGTAAACTACGTAGATATTAAACCAACTAAATCTACTAAAAAAGAAGTATCGGAGCTTGATGATGAATTCCACCGTGGAAAATTTAGAACTAAAGAATCTAAAGAACCTTTACCACAAGACCATTAAAATTTTTGGACCACCGGGTACAGGTAAAACACATACCTTAGTGGAAAAAGTTTTAAAAAAACATTTAAATAAAGGTGTCTCTCCTCAAGAAATTGCTTTTATTTCTTTTACTAATAAAGCAATCAACACTGCTGTTGATCGTTCATTAAAAGCCTTTCCTCAATACACTACTGAAGATTTTGAAAGATTTAAAACACTCCATAAATATTGTCGACGTTATTTTTCAGAAGATGTATTTGATCCGAAAGACTGCATGATTGATTTCGCCCTGCAAACTAAAATTATAAAAACTTCTGATAAAAGATTAAGCGACGATAATTTTACTTATAAAGACTGGTCTGTAGGAATTTATAGTAAAGCTCGAAATATGCTAGCAGACTCTATTAAAGTTTATAAAGAAGAATCTTATAAAAAAGATTCTTTAGATGTTTTTTGTAAAAAAATAGGAGCTTATGAACAATATAAAAAAACAGGAAGTGAACGGCCCTTAATTGATTTTGACGACATGATTGAGAGAACCATTAAGGAAGTTAATTTTCCTGCTCTTAAAGTTTTAATCATTGACGAAGCTCAGGACTGTACTCCTTTACAATGGTCGGTAATTTATAAAATGGCTAGCAACGTTAATCGTATTTATTTAGCCGGCGATGACGATCAAGCTATTTATGAATGGAATGGAGCTGATCCAAAATATTTCACCACTTTTTTTCCAGGTCGTAAAGTTCGATTAAGAAAAACTAAACGATTTGGTAAAGCCATTCATCGCTTTTCTCAAATTATTAGGCGAGGAATTTTAAATAGCGAAGAAAAAGATTACGAATGTGATAATAAAGAAGGTTATGTCAAAAGATATTTAAATTTTAGAGAGATTCCTTTTAATCAATTGGAGGGTACTTGGTACATTCTTGGAAGAATTAATCGTACTGTAAATGAATTGCGCATGTTGGCGAAAGATTCAGGACTTTATTTTTCTGACAACGAGGACACTAAATGTTTTGATGAAAAGCAATGGGAAGCTATTAAGGCCTGGACTAGACTTTGTGCAGGAAAAAAGATAAATAAAAAACAAGCAGAACGAATGTATAAATATATTAGAGAATTAAAAGATCCCAGTTATCGTACTTCACAGTTCTGGTTAAGTGAACCTAATTATCAAGACTACGATTTTCAAACTTTACAAAAAGAATGTGGATTAGAATTACTCAAGACAGCTCAAAAAAAATCATGGTGGCAAATTTTAAGAAGAAACTTTACTCCGGCACAAATCAGTTATTTTATAAGATTGCTACGACGCTACGGTCAACAAGAATTAAACGGCACACCTAAAATTATTATTGATACTATCCATTCCGTTAAAGGAGGAGAAGCTCATAATGTTGTTCTCTATGGAAAAGCTAATTATCCTTCCAACTATCAAACCAAATCCAAGAAAGAAAAAACTAATGAAAAAAAAGTCTGGTATACAGGCGCAACCCGTGCTAGAAACACGATTCATCTTCTAAGCACGGATTATAAATATAATTATCCTTTAGGAGAAGATTATTTAGTTTATGTCAGAGAAAAAAGAAAATAACCGAAGTTATCATTATAAATTAGGTCGCATGATTAAAAAAGTAAAAGCTGAAACTAAATGGCGCGACATTTTTAAAATTGTTGCGGCCGCACAGAAGAAACTTAGATGACCCATAAAGAAATGTTCAAAGGAATGACTTATGATACTTTAGAAGAACAGGTGGCCGGGAAACATTATAAAGGCATGAAGATTCAGCCGGCCCACTTTATTAATGAAAATCATTTAGAATTTGCGGAAGGAAATGTTATTAAGTATGTTTGTCGCCATAGAAAAAAAGATGGAGAAAAAGATTTACTTAAAGCTAAACATTATATTGATATGATTATTGAAAGAGATTACTCATGAGCTTACAGCTCTCTATGAATTTTAAAAAACACATCTGGTCATGTCCTGCGGAATATAAAGATCTATCCAGTGCTAGAGAAATAGCGATTGATTTAGAAACACGAGACGAAGGAATTAGTTCCGGGCGAGGAGCGGGTTGGGCCACGGGCCACGGAAACATCATTGGTTTTGCAGTCGCTATAGAAGGCTGGCAGGGTTATTATCCTTTTAAACATTTTGGTGGAGGCAACATGATCCCTGAACAAGTTAAAAAATATATGAAGGATGTTTGTGCTTTACCTTGTCCAAAAATTTTTCACAATGCTCAATATGATGTAGGTTGGTTGCAGCAAGAAGGCTTTAAAGTGAACGGGGATATTATTGATACCATGGTGGCAGCAGCTATTGTCGATGAAAATAGATTCTCTTATTCTTTAAACGCTTTATCCAAAGATTATTTAGGAGAGATTAAAGCAGAAACAGATTTAATTATTGCAGCTAAAGAACATGGCGTTGATCCCAAAGGAGAAATGTGGAAATTACCTGCAGAGTATGTGGGATTTTACGCGGAACAAGATGCACGACTCACGTATCTTCTATGGCAACAATTTAAAAAAGAAATTATTAAGCAAAGCTTAACAACCATTTGGGAACTAGAATCTAATTTGCTCCCAGTATTGATTGCAATGCGTCAGCGAGGGGTAAGAGTACAAGTGGAATTAGCTGAAAAATTACGAACAGAAATGCAGAGCCAAGAAAAAGAAATAAAAAAGGCAATACTAAAAGAATCAGGATTAGACATAGACATTTGGGCAGCCCGCCAGATCGCCAAAGCTTTCGATAAGCTA